AAATCCACAAAGTTTTCAAAGACGAAGAAGGTCAGGTTAATCTTGAGCAAGTCGTCGATATTGCAATGTCACTACCTGACGCAATAAAAACTCTATCTCTTGACGAACTTCAAAAGATTATGCCTGCACTGCAAGAAATTGTAGCCATGGCACAAACTAATTCAACAGAAGAAAATATCGCTGTTGAAGATGAAGAAATTGTCGAAGGTGAAGAAAAGAAAGATATTCCCGTCGAAGATGAAGACAAAGACGAAGAGAAAAAAGACGAAGAAGAAAAGCCTAAGTTTTCTGATGCTGATTTCAAAGATGCTTTAATCAAGCAATCGAAAGAGTTCGCCGATAAAGCTGTAAAGGTATATTCCGAAGTAGTCGACAAAGCTCGAAATTTTCTTGATGAAGATTACGATTTTAAGGGAAAGACATCTGATGACATCATGAAAGATGCTTTGTCTACAGAATCAACAAGTAAATTCAGCGATGCTGAACTTCCTTTAGCATTTAAGCTGCTAAAAAAAACCGCTGAATATAAAAAGTTCGGCGACCACAAAACCGCTCATCCTCTCGATGAGATAGCAAACAAGGAGCTATAAAAATGGCATTTACTGAAGCTTATTCAAGTGACATTGCTAACGTCGGAGCGGGTGAACGCTACGGTGCTGGTAACGTCGAACTAAACACAACAGTTTTTGAAGACGGGATCGTAGTCGGTCGTTTTGCAAAACTAGAAACAGGAAGTATCGACAAGCTCGATGGTTCTGCTACTCCAACTATTGCCGGTGTCGTTATCCGTAACGTCGCAAGCGATCTTGAAGATGGCGATACAGTAGATTCAGATATCTACAGCCAAATAGATTATGTTCACTCAGGTCTTGTCACAGTCGCAGTTAAGACAGGCGAAACACCTACTCTCCTTGAGCGTGTTTATGTTTCTAACGACGGCGGCGCAAACGATGGTCTTGCTACAGCAACAAACACCGACGTTGCAGTCAACGCAGAATTTATTAAAGAGATGAAAACTGACGTGTGGTTGATTTACATAACTCCTCCTCCAGGAGATATCGCAACACACATCGGCGACGCTACAGGCGCACACGCGGCATCAGCAATAAGCGTTCTTGATACTGGTGGTTTCACTGCTGAAATCGAAGTCGAAGCGGCTCTTGCCGAGCTTTATCCTAAAGCTCCAGTAGCTATCGCTGACCCTAGCGATGCGGGCGTAATACCTGTCACTCGTTCGGCAACAATGGCTTTGACATCAACAGGCGTTGTTGACACAAGAAGTCTTGCTATACCTTCTCTTGCAGGTACATCACTACTACTAAGCTTTGATGTAGATGCGGGCGACCTTGCGGTTACTTGTGCAGGCGGAATAAATGTTGCGGGTAATACTGTTATGACATTCGACACAGCAGGGCAGTATATTAAACTTGAAGCCGCTACAGTAGCAGGCGCTCTTGTATGGCGTGTAATCGCTAACGATGGCGTAGTTTTATCATAATAATCAAAAGGAGATTAAAAAAATGAAAATCGGACAATTATACAACCTCGAATCATTTAAGTCTTTTCTTGATTCTGGGAGCAATAAAGGATTCAAAGACGCCGCCGCAGGTGTCGTTCTTGATAGATATTTAACAGCAGTCGATCCTAAAGTTTTTGAAAAACTCTATCCAGAGCTTGCTTTCATGAACTCAGGTATCATGGTTGACAATTCTGGTGGATATGCTCGTCGTATTCAGTCTTTAAGGATCAGAGATCAAGGAGCTTTTTCAACTGCTGGCGATGCTTCTGCTAATAAGGGCAAGATCAGTCTTTCTGGCGAAGATTCCTACATGAAGGTTGTAGTTCGCGAAGCGTTCTCAACTTGGAATGATGATGAGATCAACGAAGCCGACCTTGGCAACATAAATCTTGTCAGTCGTTATATCGAAGCTACTAACAAGATTTATCAGCGCGAAGTCGACACAGTCGGTTTCATCGGTATTCCTGATCTTTCAGGCGATACAGGGCTTTTAAACTATGCAGGTTTCACCTCTGGAGCGGCTAGTAATATAATAGCAAACCTTACAGCTCAAGAGTCGTATGACGAAATAGCAGAATTGATCGTAGCTCAATGGTCGGCAGTAAATAACACTCCTGGATACATGGCTGACAACGTTATACTTCCGGTGTCTGTTATGAATACCATGAGTTCAACAATGATGAATACTGCGGCAGGAAATAAGAGCGTAATGAATGCACTAAGAGAGAACTTCTCTTCTATTACATTCTCCGCAACGTTCCGCGCAGAAAGCATAAGTGCCGCTACGGTAACGATTGCCTTTAGTTCAAACGAAGAAGTCATGAAAATGAGAATTCCAGTACCTTTAACAGTAGGCGAGATTGTTAAGAACACAAGCTTTGACTATCGCGTTGATAGCAAGTATCGTATCGCGGGTCTTGATATCCTCGAAGATTCAGGTGGACGAATCCTCACAGGACTTTAATAATGAAAGAGAATAGTACACAGCATCAGACTCTTTCACAGCTTCAATCGTTAGCAATAGCGGAAGGGCTTAAGATCGACAAGCGATGGAACAAAAAGACTATTCTCAAAAAACTTGGCTTGGCAGGGATAAAACCCTGTCTTGCCGAGCTTTTTCCTGCCCTGGAGATAGAAGAAGAGATCACAGAGGTCGTAGAAGATATCAACACTCCCACAATTCCAGAGGCTATCGAAGTATTGCCTGTGCGGATTACAATTAAAAACATATCGATAAACAGATATGAAATTTCTGGTTTTTCAATAGACTCTAAACAAACGCTTGAAATTCCAACCGAAAAGATCAAAGACGTTAACTTTATGAAACGTATCAATCATCATATAGAACTTAAAAAATTCAAACTCGTGAAATAATATGGCTGTAATAGACGATTTCAAAGCACGTTTTCCTGAAATCTCTACATCAGATGTCGATACCTACCTTCCCGCACTAATTGAAGTTTACACTTATTATTACGGTGGAGAATATAAAGATGAAGGCGTTGAGATCATCTTAAACCTACTCGCACACCTTCTCATACAGCAAACCTCATCAGGAACTAGCTCAATAAAAGAAGAATCATCGAAGGGAGTGGGAAGTGTCTCAGTAAGCTATTCAAACGCATCTCCAACATCGAGCAGTAGCGCGGCGTGGTACAGATCAACACGCTACGGTGTCGCATACCTGACTTTGACAGCTAGATTTCAAGGAGCATATTTTGTGTGAAACCAGAAGCCTTTCTCAAAAAAACTAGTGCTTACCTACGAAATCTTGAAGACGCAAAACGTTTATCTGTCGCTGTTGGCTTGCCTCTTGAAAAGGTCGGCGGTGAAGCTTACGAAGACGGAATATCGATAATAGAGGTAGGGGCATCGCATGAATACGGCGCAGGCGTTCCGATGCGATCTTTTCTTCGTATGCCATTCGACGTAGAAAGAAAAAAGATGACAGGAACTATAGAATCACAGTTCAAAAAGGTTCTCATTGATGGAAAGAGCGCGAGATCAGCACTTGGGATCATCGGTGTTCAAGCTCGAAACGTTGTGATCGATGCTTTTAAAACTGGCGGGTTCGGTCAGTGGAAAGATATTACGCAGACGACAAAGGATTTGAAAGGTTCTTCTAAAATATTGATAGACACAGGCATTCTTCGAAATGCGATAACGTGGGTGGTGAGATAATGTTACCAGATATGTCAGATGTTTTACGATCCTGGGAAAGAACGATCATCGTGAAAACAACAACACGGGCAACAACGAATTTCGTCGAAACTGATACGGTTGTGTTTAGGGATCAGCTTATCGTCGTTCAAGTTGCAGAGAAAGAAGCGCTTAACTCAGTAACGATAAACTGGGCATTACAATACCTTCAATTACACACCAGAGAAGCCCTCGAATTGGAAGAGCTTGTACAATTCGATGGAAAGGACTATAAAGTTATTCAGGGTGGAGATTGGAATGGTTATGGGTATATAGAGTGTATCGCCGAAGAAACTGGACGTCCTTTAGTAACTGAAACGGTAGTGCCATAATATGAATGAAGGCTTGAGAAAAACAGCAATGTTCGTTCGTGATCTTCTCGGATATACCGACGAAAGTCTTATTCGAATAGGTCGTCTTAACTTTACCCTCGACGGTTTTGAGAAGGATTATATCGGTATCGATAGCGTCATATCAGCGAAGCGGCTCGGTAGCGGTCAATACTTCGATGCGACAAACGAGATAATGGAGTATCAAGAACAATGGATGCTTCCGGTAATAATTTCGTTTTACGGTGATTTAGCTTCGACGACGGCGAGCAAGTTTTCTCTTTATCTCCAATCACAATCATCAATCGAATTACAAAAGACTCTCGGAATCGCAGTACATAAATCTTCTGGTCTTACCGACATTAAAATTTTAACTGGTCAGAAGTATAACAATCGTATAGAATCAACAATTAACGTACAGTATAGTATCTCAGCAAATATCGACACTTTACGGATAGATACAGCAGAGACAACATTAATCATAGATAATTAAGGAGCTAGTCAATGAGCGCAAATATCAGTAATGTCATCAATGTTTCTCTTTCCGCTGACGGTGAAATAGCAGACAGAGATCAAATGAACGTCGTAGCAATTATGACATCTCAGCAAGACGGAACAATTTCGACAGCTAATCGCTATGAAAGATATATCGACGCCGCAAGCGTAGCCTCAGACTTCGGTTCTGATAGCGCGATGAGTTTATATGCAGCGAGCTTTTTTGCAACACAGCCGAACTCTATTAACGCAGGTGGAGCACTGGTCGCAGGATATTGGAGGGGCGCAGAAGAAACAGTCGCTGCAACATCAGCAATACTAACAGGAGCGCAGATATCAGAAGCAACTCTTGTAAGTCAATTACAAGAAATCTCTGATGGATCTATGAGCATCGACATCGACGGCGCTA